TGATTGGCAGTACCATCAGAAGAAGGTAAGCGATACGCGGCAGAGATCTCAACGGTCTGGCTACTGCTTCCTAAGCTAATACGATTATTTGCAGACGAAACACTGTCGGCTCCAATTGCAATGCTGTTGGTATGAGAGGCAAGGGCTTGATAACCAATCGAAATAGCCTTACTTGCAGTTGCGCCATAGGTAGTAAGCGAGGTTGCATTCCCAACAGCAGTTGAGTAGGTGCCTGTTGCACGGCTTCCGCCAAGCGCCAATGTGTTTTGCGTTCCGTATCCACCCGCATATGCGTAAGGACCAATAGCTGTTTGCAGTAATCCTCCGGGGACTTCTGAAACAGCGCCAATTGACAGTGATGCTAAGTTGTCAGTCGTTCCATTTTTTACAATGGTCCCCATGATTGCAATGCTTGCACCACAATTATTCCCGACGTTCGCTTGATGTCCAATTGCAATAGAATTTTCGTTGCTGGTTGTTCCGACTACGGGGAGCGTTGGACTAGCAGCAGGGTTTTCAACCATTAAGCGATAAGGCGTTCCAAAACTGAGGTTGCCAGAACCATCTGACTTTAACGCATCACCATCATTACCATCATTGTCTGGAAGCGTTAAAGTATAATTTGCAGCCGCGCTGTGGGCCGGACCTTTAATTGTAATTGCATGAGTGTTCTGTTCGCAGTTCAAAGCAAACTGACCAGACCCTCTTGTTGCATTGCCTTTGAATGTGACCTTGCCAGACCCATCAGGATCAAGATCAATTGCACCGTTGCTCGTAGAAACAATGTCGTTTCCGTTCACATCCAAGTTGCCGCCAAGTTGCGGAGAGGTATCTTCAGATACATTTGCTATTGCATTTGACGCAATTCCAGAAAGCTTTGTTTTTTCAGCATCAGTAAATGCATTCGTATCGCTATTGTTTTCATAAGCAGTTTTGATTTCTGCATCAGTTTGATTGGCAGTCGCGCCGACCTCAATGCCATCTAGCTTGCTTTTATCTGAGGTACTCATCAAGCCAGCGACAGATGTTGTTGCATCGCTGTAAGTTGTATCAGTGTCAGTGATTGTAATTGTTTTCTCTGATCCAGTGCCAGATGCCACAACACCATTGCCCGTAAAATTAAGAGCAGACGCAACACTTGTAAGGGCAGACCCTTCGTCTTTAACGGTCAAACCAGCTATGTCAGCCGACAAAGTTCCGCTGCTAATTGACAAGCCAGATCCGACTTTGATCCCGCCTAAAGTGCTTGCGCTTGCAGTCGGTAAAGAATACCCGGCAATCGTAACCCAGCTAGTTCCGTTGTAGTATTTTAAAACATTAAATGTTGTGTCGTAAAACAGATCGCCTTCATCCAAGCTTGTCGTTGGGTCAGTGGATGCAACGCGATAAACATCTGTAAAATTATTTATGTCTGCAATATTGGTTGCAACTGTATTTACGCTTGCAATTGAGTTTGCAACCGTATCCATATTTGTGACGTTTGACGCCGTGCCCAATGTATTCATATCAGCAACAACGTCAGCAGTTCCCAAAGTATTTAAGTCACTAACTGCATCAGCAGTACCGAGAAGCCCGACCTGCGTAGCAACTCCGGCAACAGATGTCACATCAGACGAAATTCCAGCAACCGTTGTTACATTTGCAGAAATGCCAGCAACTGTCGTAACATCTGAGCTTATGCCTGCAGTCGTCGTAACATTGCCAGCAATACCCGCAACCGTTTGAATGGCATCAGTCGCGTCTGTTCCATCCTCAATATCAGCCAGCGTAGCAATGTCAGCCGTGATTGCATTAAGAGTGGAAATGTCAGCGATCTCTGGGCCAGCTTCTGGGTTGCCTGTTGTTTCGTTAAATGCAAGCACTCTACCAATACGCGCCTCCTTTACGGGAAGCGTTGCATCGCCAACAATATCAGCCGCACTAAAAACTAAAGCGCGGTCAATTTTTTCATTTAGTCTTTGATCGATAAATGTAAGCTTGTCTAAGCTGTCTTCGATGCTGTTGGCAGGAAATGGATCATTAGGCACAAGATCCAAACCTTGAGTCAAAGGCTGCTCTCGCAAGATTGTCAAAGTTTCGCCAGACGCTGGGGCTGTTACCATCGTCACGTTGCCACCGCCTGCATCACCAACACCGCTAACGCTGTACTGCGTTGAAATCGTCTGCGTTGTTTCTGTGCCAGTTGAGCTTCGCAAGATAACTGTCAGATCATCCTCGTCAAAGATTTTAAACGAGTACGCAAAAACGGTAGTGCTGCCGTCACCGTTAAAACTAACTTTGTTTGTGCTACTGCTTACTGTCATTATCTTTCCTTCTGCGCTTGCAGGTCAAAATAAGCTTGCCGCATATTCGCATATTCTGGCAGTTCAATCAACGTCTTGAAGCCTTCATCTATGAACTGTTTATTTATGCTTCTCAAAAGCGTAACTTTTTCTTTGTCTGTTAGTCCAAGATACAACGGCTCAGATGTTACAATCTCCAATGTTTCTCTAAACGTCAGATCGCCATAACCACTACGCCGCACGGTCATTTCGTTTTTGGCAATGTTTACCAAATCCGACTGCATCCCATAACTTAACTTGATGCCTTGGTATTCACGCGGATTGGTAAGAGGCCAAGCATTTGTCATGCGCTGTAAGCGGATCAACTCTTTTTCGTAATCTTTTAATTCTTCGCCTCTCTTTAAACGCATCCCTGATATGTTGCTAAACAACGCAGCGCCGGGACGATTGGCAAAGCTAAATTCGTCTGCACCGCGTGGCTCGCCTAGCGTATCATAAACGACTGCGTTGTAGTCTCGCTCGTCGCGGAAGAAACTGTCTTTGGCTTGCAATGCACTCATCTCGCCAAACAACTCAACGATCTTGCGACCATCATCTGTTTTAGGCAGACCAATTAGCGCATAATTAGGCGAACCATCAATCAACGCGTAACGATAGCGCTGTGTGCCATCCTCGTCTGTAATAACTTCCAAAACATCTTGCTCTGTAAAATACTGAACATCTTCACGCGGACGCACACCAGTCGGGTCCATTAACCGCTGGATCATGCGCTGCATAGAACTTAGCGGGTTTGGCAACCCAACAGGCGTTGAGCTTTCTGCATAACTACGCAAAAGCTTTGCACCATCGTATCCATCCATAAATGCCACAAGATCAGCAATACCTTGCAGCATTGGCAGTTCTTTGTAGTATTCTGCTGTCGCAATCATTGCCGCGCTTGCATAGTTCTGCTGCAAGGCTGGATCGTCAGTCATATTTGCACGCTGTACTGTGTCGGCTGTAATCGCAATCAAACCACCAACAGGTTCAAACCCTGCATAACTGACATATAGCAACGGACCATTAGGTGCGCCAAATGCATCATACAGCGGCATGTCTTCTGGGAAGCCTTCGCCTTTTAGGACAAAGCTGTATGGCTGCCAACCCGGCGGCAACGCCTCACGCTGCTTTTGATCGCTTGGCATACCGCCAGTAATACGACCATCCATTGCGTACTCGCTAATTTTCCACATAGTAGCGCCGCCGAGTGAAATACGGCCTAGCGCCAACTGCTGTGCCCGTGGGCCGTTAATACCTATTAAGTCTTTTGATGCTTTAGCGCCAATACCTGTGTATTCCATTGTGCGCAACAATGCGTTGGTTGGTGCTGTTGCAAACGGTAGCAAAAAGCGACCAATCAATGTGCGCTGCAACATACCTGTCACCTGACCGAACTTGCCAAGGTCAGATTGCAACGTGTCATACCGTGCTTTTATGTTTAGGTCATCAGATATTGCGCGTGGGTCAAGCAACAACATGCCCGCCTCGTCTATCGCTTCTTGATCTGTCATGCCTTTACGCTTTGAGTGCTGATAGCGCCTGTTGACGGCAGTGTAAAACTCGCCACGCTGTGAAATAGTTTTGGTGAACTCGTCAGCCGACAGCAGCAGACGGAACGGAATGCGCATGCGCTTGCCCAGTTCGTCTAGTGACTTGCCAAAGAAACTTTCGCTCTGGCCTGTCACTGCCGCATATTGATCAACGTCTAACTTGCTTGCGCCTGCTGGCGCTTCTGTGCGCCAAGCAATTGATGCAGCTTTCATCGCATCGCCAAACGAATCTTTCCAGCCTTTCATGCGCAATAAAAAATCTTCTATGTAAACTTGATCTTCAGATATTGGATATTGCATTCCGAGCTGCTTACGGCCCCCGCGAATTGCCGATCCCCACACCCCCGCGACAACTTCTGCTGGCAACTGATACAGCATAAAGGCTGCCGTGCCGATTAGGTTTTTTGCCTGCGTGGCAGGTGATGACAGCAAGCCTGCAAGATATGCCTCATGCACCATCTGCTTTGTCTTTGAGTACCAACCGCCTTGTGCGAACTCATTGATACCTTTTAAGCCGTTTTCTTTGCCAGCTTTTAGCAAGCGATCTGCCATTGCGTCTGTCACGCCTTCCGACCCGCTTTCATTCAGCAGGCGCTTTGCCTCTTCGGTAAAGCGCGTTGCATCCAATTCGCCGCTGACTTGGATTTGAAATGATTGCAATGCACGGGCTGCTTCTGTCTGCGCACCCTTTAGCTGCAACTGAATGCCGCTGTGGATTGCAAGCTGTCTGCGAAACTTTAGCCGATCTCCATCATCTGCTTGGCCTGATTTAATTCTTCGCGCTAATTCTTCTAGCTTACTTGCACTTTTTACAAGTAGTTCACGCGCACCAACAAACTCGGCTGCTGTCAGTGGGCGATCTCCAACTTTGCGTCCAAGTATTTTGCGCGAGAAACCTATTTCATCAGCAACCAACCCGGCTGCTTGCGATATTGTCAACTCATTAGAAATCTTGCCACGCGTCCGCGCAACGGTTTCGTCAGCGTATGTTTCCCCAATTGCTGTGATGACTGCCTTAACGTCATCAGTTGTATTCATATAATCAAAATTAAAATCGCCGCCGTCTTGCAAAGATTTAATGTTAGCCTCTTTAGTGTTGAGCATCGTCAACACTTCGTCTGCAACTTCCTCACTGGCAACACCTGTTTCTGGCTTATACCCACGCGCTTCGGCTGTTAGCGCCTTTTGCGCTTCTGCGTTTACGTCAATTGCTAAACGCTCGGCTTCTGCTGCTTGATCTTCTAATGCTGTGGCTGCATCTGTAAGCACATCTGTCGGCGCTTCTTCACCAATTGCAGGCGCTTTAAATCCGCGTTCTTCAAATTTCTGCACACCTTCCGGGCTAAGTATCTGAGGGGCCAACTCGCGCTTTGTTGCTGCCTCAGAAAACAATTCTGGCGCTTGCATTAATCCACGCTCTTGAGGCGTAGGCACACGAGGTGCTGTGCCAACAACGCCAGTTGTGGGTTTTGGTGTGCTTGTGCCGCTTGGCAATTTATTCAACAGCTTTAGCAAATCGCCAAGCCCAGCAACTTGAAAGCCTTCTTGCTCCGGCCCCTTTGCAAACTCAGTAGGTGCGCCAGCCGCTGCGATGCGCTGCCGCTGCTCTTGCTCTTCTGCTAACTGGGTTGGGTCAATTGCCATGCTTACATCACTTTAATTGGAATTGCTCTGGTAAACCTGCCTCTTCTTCCGCGCCCAATTCTGGGGCATCTCCTAAAAAGGCGAGTTCAATATATTGCTCTCGTGTCATTGGCAAATTAAAACGCTTCATAAGTGCCAACACACCATCCTCATTCCCAGCTTGGGGGGTTAATTCCACCTGCTCGCTCATCTACCAATCTCCTTGTTTCGTCTAAATCTATTTCACCATTTTTGTATCGTTGCCAAATTGCATCAACATCTGCAACATTCTTTGCGCTTTGTTTAAACTTATCGGTAAATAAACCGCGCACAGCTTCCCATGTTATTGATTGCATTTGTCTTGGCAGAATACCACGTTCTGCCGCTGCTCGTCTATATGCCTCTGCATAAAGAGCATAATTGCCAGACACGCCAGACTTAGTCGATCCCTTCGTTGTGCCGCGACCTTTTACGCTCATGTTTTTAAAGTTGTGGTCAACCTCTAATGAGTTGCCAGACAATGGTCTAAGCAGGCCAGCAGCCACAGCGTGGGTGTCAATTGTTACGTCACCAAACGGAGAGTTTGGATCATAAATGTTATTGTAGAAATTGCGCACTTTATGGCGCTCACCCATTAAAAGAGAAATTGTATTTACATCACCCATAGCATCAATTGATGCAACGGCTTTGCCAATTTCATTTAATGATCCCCAAGCTGCTTTGCTTGGCGATCCGTCTGCATTTGTTGCAATATCTAAGAAATCACCTTCTGGACCAACAATCCGGTAATCTGGTTTGTTATAGGTTTGATCATAAAGACGAACAAACAATGCACGTAATGTTGCTTGCACTGCTGGATCTTCATCTACAATCTCAGTATATGACTTGCCTTTAATGGCTTCCAGCATTGGCTCATACTTAGGCTTGTTAAGCGATGGCAACGCTCTAAATGTTTGCTCCATCTCGTTAGCAAAAACAAAATCTTTTTGCTTAATTGCCACATCAAGAACGCGCTGCCCAAGGCTGACATTTTGATACCAATCTTTTTGCGGCGACAACGCCGCTAGTGCGCCAGCAATAGATGTATCAGGAACGCCATATTCTTCTGACCAGCGATCCGTAATCGCTCTTGCACCATCATACCATTTCTGACTGCGCACTCTTGTATCTGCTGGCACTTTATCATGTAAGTAAAGCAGGTTGTCTTTTACATGCTCAATAAACCGCTCGGCAGTATCGTCAACGCTTTCGCCCTCAACAGTCTGCATGTTTGGATAATCTTTAGTAATATCAACATTAAATTGATATAAAGCTGGATCTGCTTTCATTTCTTCCAATCCGACAATAAGCTCGCCAGTCATTGGATCTTCTGTTGCTGCCTTGGCTGTAGGCAAACGAGTAGATATGCGCCCCGGCAAACCATCTTCCAGTTTAGGCGCAACCAACCTACCAGCCGCCGCCAACCCACGATCTACAATCGGCTCCAATGGGTTGCTATAAAGCCTCATACCTTCTTGCGCAATCCGCTGCTCTGCATCTGCCCCCATCTGCACTAATGTTGGTTGCAGCTTTTTAGCTCCGGCTTTTAATAATTTACCGAACCCATAACCAACACCTGTGGCCTCGGCAACGCCAGCCGCCATGATTGCCAAACCAATTGCGCGACCGCCAAGTGATCCATATTCACCACTCTGCTGCCGATACATCCTTAAACCTTCTTGGATGTCCATAACACCAGCAGTCACAAAATCACCAACGCCAACCTCAAAGCCTGTCGCGCCTGTTCCAAACAGCGCGTTAGAATAAACCTCTGCATTGCGGAGTAACTCATTCTCTCGCGCCTTAACTGTTCGCTCAATCTCATCTGGCCCCATGCCTTGCGCTGCCAAATCTTCGCGCAACCCCGCAACAGCCAAGTCAAAGAAATACGTTGAAACAACCCGCGAGCCTTCCTGTCGCAGCGTGGGATCAACCGTAATGAGTTGCTGGCCCGATGCTATAATGTCGCGCACTTCCTGCTCTGACAGTTCCTCTGTGCGCCTCTCAGGCACAGGCTGCTGTACGTCCAGCCCAGCCATGCTGATTTGCTCATCAGTATACCCAGCGCCTCGCAAATCCTCGTAGGTGTATGATCCTTGTATTCTTTTCAACCGCTCGGCGTAATCAGTCACACCGCCTGTTGGCCCCAAATCTGCCACGCTGGGCATGGCTGGTTGCATTGGCGCTTCTGACATGACTTGTGGGCTTTCCTCAGACACTTTGACATATCCACCGCTAGACATTGGCAGCAGCACATCATTCATGCCTGTCTCTGGATTAAAAACGCTTTTTTTGTTTTTCTCTATGGCAGGATTGATGCCAGCATCAATCATATCACTGGCTTCGTAATACTTAGAGATTTCAAAATCTGTGTCGTCAGAAAGTAAATCTGTCATTAGAAGCCCAGTCCTTGGTTGCCAAAGCGTGATTTAATAATACGCTTTTGAGTTATATATGCGCTTTGTTTCAAGCTTTGGGCTTGAGCGTCTAGGCTGTTATACCAATTGTCCAATGAGTTAATTGGATCAGAGGGATCAATAACAACACCGGGGCCAAGTCTGATGTTTGCTTGATCCTTAATGTAATCCTCAAGTTCTTGCCTTAACTCTTCACGATAGCTTTCGCCAAATATATCAATCTGGTCCTTTGCGAATGCGCGGATTTCTGCCAAGGTCATTGGATTGCCCTCAGCCTCACGGCGTGAAAACTCATCTTGCAACGCAAAGTCTGCATTTTCAAACGCTGACTTGGACGCTCGCGCAAGTGTTGGATTGTCTGTCTGCGCATCTAGTTCGTTATATTTAAAGGCACGTTTTAACAAACGCGACCCAACTGCTAAACTTTCATCTGCTTCGTTAAATACTTTCTGACTTAACTCACGATGTTGCTGGGCTGTAATTCTAAAAGTGTCTGTATTTAATTCTTCAATTGTCAGCATACCACGCTCTGCAAGCGCATACAGTTCGCTGTATCGCGCCTCGCTTCCCTCACCCGCTGGAGCAAACTTAAAGGAAGTCGCCGTGTCTAGCTCTTCGTTCATTTTATTTTGCTGCTCAGGTGTCGCCCAAAATTGATTATTTAAATAATCACGTAACAATCTTTTTGCCGCCATACCCGTGGCGCCAAGTTCTTGTGTGGTTTCCGGCAACGCACTAAATGCAGCATCTCCCATTAACATGCGCAATTTATTTGGCTCAACAATGTCTGTGTCTTGAACTGACATAACAAAGTTATAAGCTTTTGTGTTGCGCTGATTTGTTTCTTCTTGCTGCTCAGTTTCTATTTTTTCAGCCGCATCAAAAAACTTTAATGATGTTGCCAAGTTTTCTTGAATAATCTTAACGGCATCATCTCGATCAATATTGTAAAGCACATGCAAAGCATATGGGTCTGAAATACCAGCTTGCGCCATTGCTTCTTCTGGGGCTTTAGTTCCAGCCAAAACCTCATCTTGCAAACCCATCATGCCGAACAACTGCATTGCAGCGTTTGGATCGTTATTGAATGCATTGGCTAAATAATCAGCGGCAATATCCTTGCGTAGTTGATAGTTTGCTTTCGTCACGCCTTCTAAACTGTACCGACCGCCAGCAACAGCTTTTGCTTGATCATTAATTACAACGCCAAGCTCTGCGTTGTAATCTTCAATGGTCGCGCCAACTTGCGAAAGATTACGCCGCTTGGCTTCCATCCGCGCAGCCATAGCAGCTTGTTCACGCGCTAAGATCTTTTTATCAATAACACCGCGCAGCCTAAATCGTGCAGCAATTTCATTTTGCTCAAATGCATACTTTAACTTGCGCTGCAAAGATCTGTTGCTGACACTTGAGATCGTAACATCACGCAGTTCATCCATACTGCTTTGCCAGTTGTTGTTACCATCCAGCACATTAAAAATATCTGCTGAATTGCCAAGCGTATATTCGGCTTCACGCATACCTTCTTCTATTGCCAAGGCAGCTTCGTTGTATTGCGCTTCTTGGGATGCTTGCCAACGCGCAGCAGCAAATTGCGTAGCACCGTCCAGCAGTGCTTTCATTGGCGCAGCCTTGGCAAGTTCTGCCTGAGCCATCGCTTGCGGGTTCATACGCACAGTACCGCGCAATTGTGCGCCCGGCGTAACTTGCTTACTAATCGCACGACTGGTGTAAACAGGTATCTTCATGCTATTCTAAAGTCCCCCGGATTTTCATAAATAGTCGTCGCAACATTTGACAAGCTATTGATCATTGAGACAGTTCCTTGCGCACGAGCGGATGCTGCTGCCATACCGCCTTCCATGCGTGACAGTTCTGCCGCCATTTGCAGACCTTCCTGCTCATCATCAATCTGCATATTTTGTATTGAGTTTTCAAATGCAGCAACCTTTTGCTCATAATCAAACTCACGCGCATTGTGTCGCAAAACAGATAAAGGTGTGCCTGCGCTCATATCAAAACCTGCATAACCAAATCCGGCACGAGCCGTGCCTTGCACTTCGCGCTCAAAAATATCTCTTGCTCGCTCGCCTGCAACAAGAAAGTTTGCATTTAAAATACCGCGTGTTTTTTCTAATAATTCAATATCGCGCTCAATGATACTTGCGTTAAATTCGCCAGCCCTTTGCGCCGCAGCCGCTGCTTTATTTGCGGCACTCTTTTGCTGTACAGCGCCTACAATCTGCAATCCTGTTGATATAACTGCTAAAGGGTTACACATTGCTTACACCTACTTATCGAACGTATTCATGCGCGGATAGAACGCTAGAACAGTTAAGGGCAATGGCTGCCCTTGTTTTATATATACACGATCATCATCGTCAAAGCCACCAGAGAACTCAATATCCTTATCGCCCGTAAACAATGGAATTGCAGTGTCCATAGACATTGAACTGTCTCGGAAGAATATGCGATCTATTTCACTAGCATCATTTCCAATTTCAACGCCGACACTTTCATAAAGTCGGAGCGTAATTGCATGAATGCGCTTTGGCTTGCCTTGGCTTGTGCCATCAACAGATCCGCTTTCAATGCGGAGAGTTTGCATTTCGCTATCATAGCCATAACCAACAGCAGCAGTTGTGGATGAATAATCTAATGTAATACCGCCGCTACTAACTGTTTTGTCTGGATGCGTTGCGCCATTGCCAAGGATTTGTAAAGTCTCACCTTCTAAATGATACAAACCGCTTAGTGTCGTTGTTGCACTACCGCTGTAAGACAAACCGCTATCCACAAAAAATGCAGTCGTTGTATTTGCGCCAAAATCAAACAACTTCATTTTTTCAATATATCTTTTTGTCGTACTGTTAATCGTGCGCTTAACAATCATATACAAACTATCTTCGCCCGTATCTGTCGGCAGCGTTGCAACGCTTTCCACTACAGCCTGACCACTGTTAAACGTCCCCCCGATTACATGCTTGTGCCATGCGACGACTTCTTCTTCTCGACGATATGTCATACCCAACAGTGTGCCATCATTACGCACACACCACACAACGCTGTCTGGCTCTTGTTGGAACGCCATGTGATCAATGCCGCCATTGGTAATATGCTCTGCCAAGATCGTCATGTCAGGCGCGGAATAACCGCCAGTATTGACATCGCCAACAAATTTAAACTCGCGTATTTTTCTATTGCCGCGCTGCACAAACAGCGTAACATCCGCAACCTGCACAGGCTCAATGGTAGCCGTTCCATAATTAGAATACTTGCGGATCAATGTTGTTGTCGGCGTAACTGGCCCATCATTTGTTGATGTAAGTACATATTCACCGCCGGATGTTCCCACAGTCAAAACACGCGTTGCAGATAGAAAACGAATGGCATTCACTTGGTTGGATGCAATCGTATAAATCAACGCATCATCATCAGCCGTGCCGACTGTAAAATTACTATAATCGCCGTTTTTACTAAACCACAATGTTTGTGGGTTGTTGTTCGTATTTCCGAACACCAAACGCTGTTCAAAGAACGAAACAACGCTGGGGCGATTGTCTGAGCCGCTGAGAGCCGGACTAGGTGTGCCAGTGATTGACAATGTGGCAAACGTCCACGCATTGTGATCTGTTCTCGTCAACGTGCGTATATCATATGAGGGATGGACAATATACATTGTGTCGGCAGATTGCGCGAACCGTAAATCAAACAAATCAGCTTCAGCGTATGGGGTGGCAATTTCATATATTTCTGTAGCTGTGCCGCCGGATGTGTATGTTGTAAAATTTGTTGTATCAATGTCATTGCCAAACAAATCTTGCAATGAGAACGTGTTTGTTGTTGAATTAGCAACAAGATAGTTGCGCACATTCAACTCTGTCATGCCGCCCACGCTGTCAACATAAACTTCATCGCCATTGCTAAACCCATGACTTGCACTTGTTACAACGCCGGGGTTTGCTTTTGTTATTGCTGTAATACTTTTGTCTGTTGCGTTTAGAACCTGTAAATCATTTCGATAAACGCGCATTGTTTGATTGCCGAACTCAAGTATGTAAGTATCAGAAGTTTTAAACTGAAACGGGATCAATCTTGTTTTGACCGAGCTATCAGAAACTTCGGCAAGAAATTCTGTGCCCGGTCTGCGCGTCACGCCGCCATGAGGCATGACAACCATATTGGTAAGATTTGACAAACCTTCTTGGTATTTTTCAATATTGGTTCGACCCTCTAAGCGCGGACTGATCTCACCCGCCGTAAACGAGCTAAACGCTGGTGCAGAACGTGCCATTTAGAACCTGCTTTCAATAAAGTCACTTGCCTCTATCCGTTGAGGTGCGCCTTCTGTCGCGTCATTAAATCTGGCCTCAGTTATTTTTGCATCGTACAATGCAGTTTGAATTTGAACCATAGACGTTGATCCAGTTATTGCGTAACAGATCTCAGCAGACAATCGAGCCGCCAAGGCTTCAACTAGGCTTGCATCGTATTGCTGTGGATCAGTGACGCGACCAATATACTTGATCCGCGCCGTGCCTTCATCTGTCAGCAACTTTCTGCCTTCTATGACAAAAGCAGGGCCACCAGTGTTGTTTGTTATGTTGTCTTGCGGATATGACAATGTTCCATTGGAAAATTCCAAAACGCGCAGGCAGTACGGGTTTGTCGGCAACGCATATTGATATGCATAGCCAAACGCAGGCGTGTCTGTCTCCTGCGCAAGTTGCACTCTTTGTATCAAACAATTCCAAGGATGTGCGCGAAACACGGCATCGCGGACAGCTTCATATCTTTGATTAACAATCCTTGCCGCTTTACTGTTTTCAGTCAGCGAGGAAATGTTAGATGCGCCCAAATTGTTTAGCGCATAGTTTGCAATATCAACTGTACTAGCCATTTACTCTCATCCTGTAAAAGAAGGGGCGGCGAACCGCCCCGTTCTATTTAGTCAACCACATACTTGACAGTAAGTTCAATAGTACCAGTGCCAGCAGCACCGCCCATTGTTACTGTGATTGCCACGCCGTCCTCGTTTGTGTCTGTCTCTGAGCCTGAGCCAAGAGCCAAAGTTGCAAGGACATCTACCTTTTGAGCAGATGTTGACGCCGCCGCTGCTTTGTATGCCGCCGCTGACGCAGATACTGCTGTACCTGCCGCGTTTGTGTGTGCTGCATAACCTACAGACAATGTTGTTGATGCACCCAGCGCGTCATGCGCCAAAGAACCTTCCAACAAACGTGCGCCGTCTGGCAGGACAAACATCTCAATAACGTCACCAGACGCCAAAGAAGATGCCTCGTATGTGCCATGAGCCACGCGGACGCGTCCACCAAGCTCATTAGCTTTGTTCATCACGGCTGGAGTAGCGCGTGTGTTAGTGCGTTGTGCTGAATATACAGTAGCCATTTTTCAGTCTCCTTATTCAGAACAAGCGATTTCAACGACCTTGGACTCTTCCATACGTGTCGCACCGATTGACTGGCAATAGTAAACCTGTGTTGCGTAGGATTTGTCCGCACGTTCATCAATGCGAGCCGCTGGCTCTTTGCCAACCGCAAGCTTGATGCCGTCACTGGCAAATGCGATAACCTGACGGTCACCTGATCCATCTGTATTCAGACGGTTGCTGACATGGAATTGGAAGCCAACGAATGTGTTGATTTCGCCCATCGCCAACGCCTTGACGGTGTTGTAGTCGCTTGACGTTACAGTCGTGTTGTTCAACAGGTCAGAAACCTGCTTAGGTGAAACAACGATGTGACGAGGAATAGATGGATCAACATTTCCGCTGTCCAAAATTTCCTTGGCTGATACCAACTTAGCAATGGTCAGACCAGAAGATGCAACTGCAATTTTCTGTGCTGATGGCAATGCTGTAGATGTCGCACCGTCTTTACCCGTTTGCGCTGTACCAAGAGCAGCAGAGATGATGACATCATCCATTGCGCGGCCCATAGCAGCAGCGGCTGCACGGCTGTATGTTGATGTCGGATCTACCAACAAACGCACTTTGTCTTGATCATCGATCAAGTCTGCGTATTCGTAATCAGACATTGTAACCATGCGGCGTGAATGTGGTGTATCAACCAACGGTGTGTCCGCATGACGTGATGTGCGTAGAACGGCAGCCGCCGCACCTACTTGGTCAAAAAAAGCTTTCTCGCCATTTACGCTTTCTACATCTACCGCTGCTCGCAGGATAGAACCCATCTGTTGTGACAACATCTGGATGTTTGCAGAAAACTGATTGACAAAAGCTGTAGTAATTTGAGTAGACATTATGTCATCTCCTTACAGTTTCAGTTTTAGGTTCACTGCGCTTGGTTGTCTCTTGCGAGGCCGTGCTATTGCTTAGGGCAACTACTCCACTTGACTTACAAGCTTGCTCGTGGGCCTTGCGGTTGTCCACTACATATACTCCCGTAACCGTAATACTTCAGCAACGTAAGTATCATGCTCTGGGTGCATTCTATCAAAATATGGACCATCTCGTCTAGTCATCTCTGCAATTTGCCTTGATGCCTCTTCCGGGGTCATAATTAACTCTGTTGTCTCGCCTGCTAAATTGTCTTCGCCAATCTGTGATGCAAGGGTGGAAAACATGCGGATGATGTCAGGATGATCGCCCAACATGCGCCCATCAGACAGTTGGATGTCATCAAACATATCTGTGCCGCCCAATAGGTTGCGAGCAGCCATACGAGCCATTTCTAGGCGCTGTTCAAACGCCTGACCAAACTCCTGCCGCAATTCCTGTTCCCCTGCGTAGCGGGCTTCCTCGGCGCTCTCAGACATGCTATTGTTCATGCTATCAACTGTGGAGCGCACAAAGTTCATCATTTCGTTTGCTTGGCTCGGACGCAGTCCAGCGTTCAAGGCATGTTCCCGAAACGAATTAAGATAGTTTTCTTGCAATGGCACATCGCCGTCAAACTGATAGCCATTTACATCTGTTGGCGCACCTAGCTTATTGTAGACCTCTCTCCACTCATCAGACGTTGCAGATTTACTTGGCAGCGCAATTTTATCTGCGCCAATCATACGCTGGGCATTGACATAGCTTTTTGCCAACGCGCCCGGATCTGTAAAAGTGCGCAAGCTTGGTTCGTTGCGCAAGTCTTCTGGCAGGCTTTCTAAAAAGCTAACTGGTACAGCTTCTGCTGCAACAGCTTCCTGAGACCCAACATCTTGGGTTGCCTCTTCGCTCATGGGGTTTCCTTCCCTTCGGTCAGCATTCGGACAATCAACAGCACTGCTGCTCGCTGACCTTCGTTAAATGCACTTTCATAAGGATTGTCCGAAAACGTGGTTGTCTCAAACCCAAAGCGGGTTTTAAGATCACTCAAGACTACCTTTCCATCATCTGTATTAAAAACACGTCGATAAGAAAGTTTTAAATCTTCTATCTTCTTCACTGTTCAGCACCACCCACAGCTTTAACCAATGGCGCGATCTGCCCAGCCGCTTGCGCTGACATCATTTGCTGCTCCATAGCCTGCTGCTCTTGCGCCGCCTGCGCTTGCTGCCTACGAATACGCGCAACCTCGTCATCACTTCGGATCACACGCGCAGGAATGCCAGTGACTTCAACCAAATACTGCACAAGCTTGTCGCTATCCAAATAATCCATGACTGGCGCAATCTCAGCAACCTGCATCATCACTTCAAACCCGCGCAACATAGACTGCAAGTCAGTCAGCTTCTGCGCCTTGGCAAGCGGACTTACATACTCAATGTCAATGTCCTGACCTTGTAATTGCTCAGGAGCGGCTGGAAGAAGACCGTTCCTGAGCAGCAGCGCAAAAGAGCGAGATATAAGAGGCTGTAACAACTCAGACTGGAGCCTACCAAGAACAGGTCCAAGAAGACGCATCTTCTCCTCATTACGCTGCAACACTTCAGTCGCAGTCATGGCTGGGCCTTGTGACATCAGCAACTGATCCACATAGAATGCTTGCCGGATTGCATTGCGCCGCTGCTCTTCCATGTTTAAACCCAGTGGATTGTTTGCGCCAATCTGCAACGGCTCTAAACGATCCCGCGTACCCGTGCGATAAAAATTTAATGCCCCCGGCGTTGTTCGCACTGGCAACATAAACCCATCGTCTGGAACCATCAACGGCGGATCTATCTGCTTCTGAGCCGCACGAATAGTAGTCTCAGACATTTTGTTAACCATCTTAACATCAGGCAATGCATTCATCGCCGGAGATCGCCCATAAGTGCTAACACTGTCTTTTACAAAACGCGGAACCATAAATGGGAAATCATCAAATCCACCTTCAGATATTAACGCTTTACTGTCTAAATGGTAGTATACTGATGCGATAGGCTTGTTTTGACCGATCTTACCTTTACTTTCGCGACGCGGATAAACAACGTGAACAAGATCATGCTCTTTGTGCGGATCGTTTTTTAAATCCTTTGTCATCTGCGTTGGCAAGTTTTGTTCGCCAAAGCGTTGTGCTGCTGCTCGCGCACTAAACTTAAACTTGCGATAAACAGTATCAACCTTACCATTTGCGTCCTCGGCAACCGTTACCTCGGCAATATGACGCGCACTAAAGCGTAAACCGTTAAGATCCCCCTCAACATAAAACGCAGCCGTGCCAAACACGACCAAATCATAGTACAGTTCGTGGATCTCTTGCTGGAAGTTCGAGCGATTGAAAGCTTGGTACATTTGATCCATGCACAACTCTAACCACTCATTTGCAGCATCGTCACCCTGCAACGCAGGATCACGATACCGCATAGAAAACCAAGGCGTACTGGGAGACGTCAACATTCCATGCAGTGAGGAAGAGAGCAGTTCAACTGCATGAACGGCTGTGCCGTCATAGATCAGTTCAGTGCGCTTATCGCCTTGAGTTCTCTTTTTCGTAATGTCAGCTTTGCGCGGCAACATATAATCCGCAAGTTCTTGCCAATGCTTCTCCCAATTAGACCTCTGAGACTGCAACGTCTTATACCTACGGTCTAGCTGCGAAACTAGCGGATTAACTTGTGCCATTACATCATTCCAATACTATTTAACATAGAACGCTTCTTGCGCTTCTCTTTGCCCTCAACAGCCCCGCCCTGCATCCGACCAGCCATCTTTTGGTTCAAACGCTCCAAAGGATCAACTGTCATATCAGCACGGCGCTTGGCTGGCTGCGACGACATGCGCCCCATCTCACCAGCAATATTCTGCGGCATGCGGTACATCATGTAATCAAACCACCCATCAATGATCTTTTCTTTCTTGTCTTGGGTGGTGCAAGCAATCCTGCTGGGCTTGTCTCAATTGTCCCCGCAAAACCCTTCTTGTCTTCCGCTTCCTTAACAACCGCCTCCTCTGCCGATCCCGCTTCAGGCTGCGCAGTCGAACTCGGCGCAGCAGGTGGCATTGGTGTGGTATCAACATCAGCAGCAGCATCATCCGCAGCAGCATCC